GTTGCCACTGTGCTGGGTTACCCGCGGGCGTAATGCCGACGTTCTGGTCGATCAGGCTCTCGTAATTCAGAGCCGCCGAGGTAACGAAGGCGCCCTTGGGATAGGCAGTCGTCGAGCTCCAAGCCGGATACGATAGCGATAAAATGATGACGCCGGTCGTGCCGGATGGATTGGCTTGCACGCCGTTCGTGAACGGATCGAAATAGGGACCATCATTGAACGCGGCCGGCGCCAGCGTGAAAACGGCACCAAGCGTAGGACTGGGCTGTACGAACACGCTAAGCGCTTGCGGCTGATGCAGGCCATGCAACAGAAAACTGATAGTCTCAGTCTGCACCGAGCGCACTGCACTCCATTGCCCACTAACATAAGAAGTTGGGAAATCGAGAATTCGATTGGCATATCCGCCGCTAGGAGCACCGAGCGTCGAACCGTCGATTGATAGCCCGGTAATCCCGTCCGCGAGCGAGAATTGAGTGCTGCTAATCTTGGTTAGGGTGAATGTCCGGTTCTGCAGTAACGGGCTCGAATTGCCGATGAAAAAAATCTGATCGCCAGTCGCCCAACTCATAGGCGACGACAGGACGAGCACGGCTGGATTGGCGCTTGTTATAGTAAACGAAGACGCCGTCTGATCCGGAATAATGGAAAGGCCGCTGCGCATACGCAGATGGCCATCGGTCAATTCCAGGGTATAGGGAAATTGTTGCTGGAAGGCGAAGCTGAGCACGCGCCCAGGAAGACCATTGCGGGTGAACCCGGCAAAGAGCGTACCCGGCCGCCGCACGATCGCTTCCTGCTCAGTCGGGATTAAATTGAGACAGACATTGAGTGCGGTGCGATATTTCTGATCGTGATAGCGGCCTTGTGCGAATTTACTCCAGGCGCCGCCGGAAAACCCGGCCTGAACGTAAGAGGCATCGGGCATGTCAATATCTTGTGCTCAGATAATCATCCATCGGCGGCTCCTCGGCACCGATCTCGATCGCGTTGCGCAATCGTGCCTCACCCATTCTTTCCTTATAGGTCAATCGGATCGACTGGATTTTTGCCGTCGACTGCGTGAGCGGTTCACAAATGGCTTCTGCGATGCGCGCCGCCAAGCCCTCGCAAAACATGTCGTCCATGCCGGGTACGTTAGTGTAGTCAGCGACAAAGCGGAAAACGATCGTTGCGCTGTCTTGAGTGACGATAAAATTGCCCTCGATATTCCAGTCGCGATACATCAATCCCGACGGCGCACCGAGAAATGAGATCGAACCAGCCTTGGGATCCTGTCCCACCGGGCACAGATAACCGGCGGGCAAACGATACAGGTTACGGTTTGCGGCCATCTGGCCATTCATGCCGCTGATTGGACCGGAATTGATCGGATAGCCGATCGGAATGCTGGCAAGCGCCACACCATTCGGCACAGCGGCACCGCCGATCTGCGACCATTGTGAATTACCGGTGCCGACACCTGCAAAACTAATGGCCCATACCAACAGCCAATGCACGTTGTTATCGCCGACTGGATTATGGTTGAGATTGCCGGCAATGGTTGAGATGTAAACGTTGTTGTCCGAACCGGTCACCAGCGCGTCCTCGGCGTAGGTGGTGAGACTTGACCAGGCCGGGTTGCCAATTGGGCTGTTGTCGAAGTTGAGATCAATCGCGCTCGTGGCAAAAGTGCCGCCGGTCACGGCGGCCCAAAAACTCGAGCTCGGCGTATCGGGAATGTTGCCAGTATTGTTGTTGGCGATCGACACCCACATCGAAGCATCGAACATCACGAAGGTGCCTATCGAATAGGTGCTGCCGATCGTCCATTCGAGGACCGGCGAACTCTGCGGTCCTTGCACGAAGGTGTTGCCGAAGATTGGCACAGCCTGGGACTGTAGAATGAGCGTAGGCTGCAGCGCCCATTGCGACGGGCTTGTCGACGGTACGTTGTTGAGATTGGCGTTGGTAAGCGACGTATACGTATTGCCACCGCCATCAATGACGGTCTGTCCCCGCGAATAGGTTGTGACGTTCGACCAGGCTGGAAACGCCTGCACTGTCTGGGCCTGAAAGTAAGTGGTCGAATTCGACCATTGATTTGGCACAGCTGGATGGACCGCATTCGCGTTCACGTTGGAATAATAGACGTTGTAGGTGCCATCGCCGGCCATGGTGTAGACGATCTCGCCAGCAAAATAGGCTTGGCTGCTGTCGTAGAGCGAGACGCTCAGTGGCCCAAAATAGGGCTCCCAAGCGAAGTCAGTTCCAACCTGGCCAGGCTGGGTGCCGGTGTTGGCATTAACGAGCGAGCGCCAGAACGTATTGTTTTGATCCATAATAATCGCATTGGCAAAATAGGTGGCGGTCGAGCTCCATAATGCTGGCGCAAGTAGCATCGTGTTGCTGTCAACGGCACGTAGCGCGGCCTTCCTGATGGCAAAGCGCCAGCCATTACGGCGCAATTCGGCGCGACGCAGCTTGCCGTAATTAAAGCTGACATGCTGGGCGCGCTTGCTATTCTCGGTAAAGCCCAGCGTTGCGTCCATGAGTTCGGCGCCGACGTGCTGCAGCGCACGGTTGCCGATGTCGATGGGGGAGAGGAATTCGGGCATGCCGCGCATAAGGCCATGGTCGGCGTGTCCTGTTCAACGCACTCAGTGCGTTGAATAATGTAGCGTTCTTGTTCATGGCTGCGGGATGACCGTTCTCGCCTTTCCCCCGACGTTGCCATCAAATACCGTTGTTGGCCGCTTGGCCGCCGGCGCTGGCCCCAGCGAAGCCATCCCGATCGCCAACGTACTGTCCGGTTATTCGCAGTTCAACACAGTTGCGCAGGCTGCGGCCACCAGCATTCCGAGCACCATTCAAAGCGTGCAAACGTTGGGCTACACCACTGCGGGCGATGGCGGTGGGGCATATTATTCGCATGCCGGCGGCTCCACTCCGGGCGGGTTCCAGTCTGCCGACGGACAATGGTGGCAGATCGTCATTGCCACGGTTGCCAGTGTCAAACAATTTGGTGCCTTTGGCGACAACACGCACGACGACACGACCGCTATCCAGAATGCCATTACAGCCGTTGGCAATGCCACGGGCGGGACGGTCTTTCTGCCGACTGGCACTTATTTGGTTTCCGCCACACTCAATATTGCCGTATCCGGCATCAATGTCGTCGGAACAAGTGCACAATCGATCATCAATTACACCGGTAATACTGTCGGAATTGCCATAACCAGCGGCACTCCCATCACAAATGTGACATTGCGCGATTTACAAATCTCATCGACGTCAACCACGAACATACTCCTGCAGACAGCCCGCGCCGTGAACGGGATCAACTTTGAAAGGATTTATTTCCAAGGCGGCGGGACGCAGGTGCAATTGACATCGGTCTCCATCTCGGCCGGCGGCACTTTCAGTGTTTGTATCTATCAATGCACGTTCAATGCTGCTGGCGTGTGTGGATTGAGTTTACATCCGGTTGGCTATGGCCTGGTACAAGCGATTTTCGTCTATGGTTGTGCTTTTTTTGGCTATGCGCAGCAGGCATTGTTCCAAAGCAGCGGGACCGGCATTTTCATATTTGCGAACAGGTTTGAGCGCCACTTGGGAACCTCCATTACGACGCCGACAATCCATTTGGACAATTCCACCAAAGTGCAAATCTTGAACAATTATTTTGAAGATGAAGGGAATTGCGCGTGTGTCGAGCTCGGCAGTTCGCTGAGCAACATCGAGCTTTCAGGAAATATATTCCAAGTGTTGTCGAGCGGTCCATCATCTGGGACATACAGTAGCGCAGCGGCAGTCAACGCAGTGGGAAATGTGCTCGGCTTGGCGCTGCGAAGCAACCACGTCTCGACCGGAGGAACCGGATCGGCAACCGCCGGCGCCTTATATAACCTCGCAGCATCGACGGTATTTGCCCGCAACAACGGCTTTGATAGCGGCACGGCAACCTGGGGATTTGCGCTGAGTACATCGCCTGCCAACATCGACATTGACGGCAGTCATCAAAGCCCCACACCTACTACGTTTTCCAGCGGGATGCAGCAAGTCGCCGGGATGTTGGCGCGCACGCAGGCAAGTTATACAAATGGCGCCGGAGCGCAAGCCGGCACGCTGACCAATGCACCGGCTGCCGGCAATCCGACAAAATGGATTGCGATCAACGACAACGGAACGACGCGCTTTATTCCGGCCTGGTAATATTAATCTCCAGGCATCTCAGAAAACTGGATCGGCCCTACAAGCCCAGCGTTTCATTATTGAGCTACTGTAGTGAACCCGGTGGGTGCGGCATAGCTCCATGATGCCGCTGCAAGCCGAAGGGTAAACTTGGAGGCATTATCCCCGATTTCAACGGCAGGCAGGATTTCCTGTGGGAAAATGCTCAGATTGCCAAACAACGCAATGCCGCCGACATTGCTAACCGGGTTATTGGCCACGTTGTTGTTCCAGTTGCCGCCGTTCTTGCGAAACCAGATTTTCTGCACATCGCTGCGCACCGCCACGCTGATGATATCGCTGGTCGTGTACGAGCCGATACTCGCCACTAATCCGTGCGAGGTATAAACCGCACCGGAATTGAA